TCAGCACTGTTAAAATATGCCAAGGATAAACAACTTGAATTAACTGTCCTAGCACAAGCTGTTTCTACCAATAATATTGTTCGTAATGGGATTTAACGCAATAGCAAATTTTGAAAGAGCATTAGGTGAGCTTACGGGCGCACCTTTTGTCGTTATGACTGATTGCTGTACGCATGCCTTAGAGTTATGCTTACGGTATGACAAAGTTAAATCATGTGTGTTTACTCCTTATACCTATCTAAGTATTCCAATGACCATGCATAAACTAGGCATACAATACGGATACTATTCAAATAATCTACCACACAGACAAATATGGTTAGGTGAATACAAGTTTGAAGGTACACGTATTTGGGATAGTGCCAGACTATTAAAACAAGGTATGTATCGCCCAGGTCAGATGCAGTGTTTGAGTTTTGGCTATAATAAACCTTTAGAGATTGGGCACGGTGGTGCTATCCTATTAGACGACAAAGATGCTTATAAAACACTTCTAGCGCAACGCTATGATGGTCGCGATTTAACTATTAGCCCATGGCAAGACCAAAAGGTATTTGAAGTTGGCTACCACTACCGCCCAACACCGGAAGATGCAGCTATTGGATTAGAAAAACTAAGTACTATTGATACTACACCTAAATACAAAGAGTATCCAGATTTAAGGAATATAATTATAAAATGATACTTCAACCGGTTAAATTAGACTATGATTTTAGCATATTCCTTGATGCAGATTACTCAGTACACGAAGGAAGCTGTATCAAACATCAGGTCTACGAGTTAACAGACATACATGAAAAATACGGTGGATTCCCTAAAAGCTACTGTTATGAAAATACCAAGATACAACAACTATGGTGGACCGGCGATCAAATTGATTATAGTGCAATTGGCCAACAGTTAGGCATAGAAGTTGTTACAGTTAGCACAATACTACAACCACCAGGATGTGTAATCCCTTTACATAGAGATATGTTTTATCAGATCAGCCAACGGTATCCCGATCGTAAGGAAACCAAAGTTCGTGCAAACATTTATTTAGAAGACTGGCAGTTAGGTCATTTTATTCAATATGGCAATACTGTAAGCACACATTGGAGTCGAGGAGAAGGATTCCTATGGGATAGCGAAGTCCTACATTTAGGAGCCAATGCAGGAATGATTCCTAAGTATACTTTACAAGTTTCTGGGTTTTTAAATGCATAATGTTTATTTGTTTCAACCACAATATGCAGTTGAATTTCGCAATGAACTTAACTATTGGATTCCTTATAGTGCAGGATGCTTGTGGAGTTATGCTGAGCAGTTTGAGTTCGTTAAAGAAAATTTTACCTTAGGTAACTTATTTTTTAAACGACAAGATCCAATTGAAGTATTAGCACAACTAGATAATCCTCGTATCTGTGGATTCAGTTGTTATTTGTGGAATGAAAAGTATTGCCTCGAAGTTGCTAAACAAATCAAACAACAATGGCCTAATTGCATTACTGTGTTTGGTGGGCCAAATGTTAATAGTAAAACTCTTAATCATACTTTTGTTGATAGTGTAGTATTAGCAGAAGGTGAAATAAATTTTGTAGAGATTCTAAAGGAAGTTCATCAAGGAAATCTTCCTGCCAGATTATATACTAAATCTAGATTAACTGATTTAGATATTCCAAGTCCATATTTAACTGGCGTATTTGACCAAATAATTCAGGATAATCCAGAAGTGTTATGGGCTATTACATTAGAAACCAATCGAGGGTGCCCATATCAATGCACATTCTGTGATTGGGGTAGCAGTATCTATTCTAAAATTAGAAAGTTTTCAATTGATCGAGTGCGTGCTGAGTTGGATTGGGTCTCTAAAAATAAAGTAGCATATATATTCTGTGCTGATAGTAATTTTGGAGTGTTTAAAGACCGCGATCTTGAAATAGCACAGATGATGCGAGATGTTGCTGATCAAAGTCCATATCTTGACAGAGTAAATTTAACCTTTGCTAAAAACTCCACTGAACATATTTACAAAATAGCACAGGTATTAAAAAATCTTAGTAAAGGATTAACATTTAGTGTGCAAAGTATGAATGATGATACCTTAACCGCAATTAAACGCAAGAACATGGATATTAACAATATTTCTCAATTGTTGTCGTTAAGTCATGAATACAAGGTCGACACTTACACCGAAGTAATATTAGGATTGCCTGAAGAGACATTAGAGTCATGGAAAGACGGCATGGCCAATATTTTAGAAATAGGTCAGCATGATTCAATTGAAACTTGGTTTTGCCAACTATTAGAAAATAGTGAATTAAATTCATTTGAATCAAAACTCAAATACGGTATTAAATCTATCACAGCATATGATTATAACCCACAGTATAATAAAAATGATTTTACTGATATATTAGAAGAAATACAAATCATTAATCAGACTAATACTATGTCAACTGAAGACATGATCGAAGCCTACATTTATAGTTGGTTAATTATTCAATTACATATTATCGGATATACTCAAATTTATGCTAAATTTTCTAGAAATATATTAGGAGTATCGTATAGACAATTTTATGATTTATTGTTTAAAGAAATAAAAGAATATCAACCATTCAAAGAGCATTATACTAAATTTGCTAATAATGTCAGAGAATTTTTAACTACTGGCAAAATAACAGATACTGGGGTAACAGGACATATTTTAGGGTACACTAGTTTTCAATATTTTTACGAACATAAAGAACATATTTTTAAGTTAGGTAAACAAATTGTGTCAAACTTTACCACCAACACTGATGCTGTAGATCTATTACAGCATTATTTTATATATGATGAGAATTTAAATTTACCAAAAACTATCACATCAAATTGGGATTTAACTTCATGGGATCCTTTGCCAACATCATATATTATATCAACTAAAATGTTAATTGATCAAAAATTCGAGTTCGCCCGAGCAAGAAGAGACGGCGCATTAAAGAATATTTTTACCAAGATCGTTTGACATTGCCTAAATAATCTAGTATACTAAATTAAACACGCCAATCCACTGGCTCAACATCGGAGATAAAATGGTAACAAAATACAGTCATATTAAACCTGTTAGCGAAATCATTCGTACTAACTTAAAGAAAGACAACAAACGTTTCTGGGCAGGTGATAACATCTCAGAATACATTACAGAAGAAAGCAAACAACTATTAATTGACGAAGCAACTCTAGCATTTGAAAGTGTACTAGATACTTTGTTAATTGATCGTGAAACAGATCCCAACAGTCACGGCACAGCACGCAGACTAGCTAAAATGTACTTTAACGAAATCATGGCGGGCAGATATGACCCAGCACCAGATGCAACAGCTTTTCCAAATGATAGCGCAGATAGATACGAAGGTATGCTTGTGGTTCGTAGCGAGCTACGTAGTATGTGCTCACACCACCATCAGCCTGTCGCAGGAGTCGCTTACATTGGAATTATTGCCGCTAACAAACTTATCGGCTTATCTAAATACACTAGAATTGCTCAATGGTGTGCTCGCCGTGGTACTCTACAAGAAGAGCTTGCAAATGATATCACGAGAGAAATTGCTAAGGCGACTGGATCAGATAACGTAGCAGTCTACATTCAAGCAACACATGGTTGTTGTGAGAATCGTGGCATTATGGCACATAGTAGCCTAACGCAGACTACAGTGTTAACGGGTGCGTTTAAGAATGATCCAAATACTAAGAAAGAATTCTTTGACAACATTAAACTTCAACAGGAGTTTGCTCCAAGATGATAGGCGCTGACGTAGTATGGTTTGGTGTAGGACTGGTCTTTGGAATATTCTTTGGGCTTAACATTTATAATGATCGCAAGGCCAAGGATAGACAAAAAGCCTACGAACAAATAGATGAAGAAGTACGTAAAGATCTTGTTCGTTATCGCAATTTAAGCGAAAGTCTGTTAGAAGATGTTAAATTTTGGCGTCATCGCGCTAATACACTTAGAGATATTAAGGAAAAGAAATGAGTAGAGAAAATTTAAAAGATATTTGTACCAAGTATTTTGAAACTTGGGGTCGCAAAGACATTGACGGCCTAGCAGCCTTATTTGCTAATGATATTAGATTACAGGATTGGGAACGAATAGAAGATGGCATCTATAGAGTGTTAAATGCTAATCAACAAATATTTGACAGTTTCATATCTATTAATGTTGAAGTAATTGGCCTGTACCAAGACCCAGCTATCCCTAATAAGGTTGTTTGTCAATTATATATTGAATTTAAACTAACAGACGGTGGGTCAACTCTTCATGTCGGTGATTCAACTCTTCATGTTACTGATATAATTACATTCAATGATGAAGATAAAATTTCAATGATTTGGGCATATAAAGGATAAATTATGCAGGTAAGAGTAAATCCAGAAGGTAAGATTGGTACATGTGGGTGTGGTCGCAGTCGTAGTGGAGATTGCGATGGTAGCCACAGTTATACTCCAGAGCAGTGGGCTAAGATACAGGAAGCAATCGCTCTAGATGAATTTTTAAACGAAGATAACAACCGCGGGAGTGATCAAGATGTGGTTTGATAAATGGATTATTAAATGGGCAGAGCGTATTCATACCCGCAGAAATTCTAACGATAGTATTATGTTAGACGACAGCCCAAGACGCGGCCGTAATGGTAAACTAGGCATATCACCAAGCAGTAAAGGTATGCGCAGAGTAGAACACAATTATGACGACAAGAGTGTTATCACTTTCAAAGTGTTTGGTGCTAATGGTGGTATGATTGTTGAAACTAATCGCTACGATGAAAAGCGTGACACTGAAGCTATTGGTCGCTATGTAATCAGCGACGATGCTGACCTGGTAGAATCATTGGGCAAGATCGTTACTGTAGAGTACATGCGTTGATTAGACTACCACCAGGTTGCACTATCAACTACGAAGTCACTGTGGTGGTAAACGAACTAGGTAGTGAGTTTCTAGCCTGGTGGAAAGACGTAGGCGGTGAAGTAGCAGTTGACTCTTACTTCAATGGTAAAGGGCAAGAAGTTATGAGTCCAGTGGTACGCTATGGTCAAGGGCGTTGGAGCCACAAGTCCGCGGGCAACTACGAATACTTGATTAGATTCCTCCCAGAGAATGCTGGTGTAGCCCTAATGATGTTGATGAAGTGGACTAGCATTATTGTTAGCCATAATATGAAAGAAGTTGAACAGATGAAAGAGAGTCACAATGCCTAATAAACAATACTACGGTTACGAAGATATTCATCAAATGGTTAATAAAATTAGCCTACAGATGTATAAAGACTCATGGCGTCCTGATTATATTGTAGGTCTTACCCGCGGAGGACTTGTTCCCGCGGTGATCATGAGCAATGCACTAGATATCCCAATGCACACACTTAAGGTCAACCTACGTGATCATGCAGAAGGTCCAGAAAGTAATCTATGGATGAGTGAAGATGCGTTTGGCTATAAACAAGAACCTAAAAATATTCTCATTGTAGACGATATCAATGACACAGGTGCTACCTTAGATTGGATTGTCAACGATTGGCAAAGTACCTGTTTGCCCGATGACCCGCATTGGGCAGATGTATGGAGCAACAATGTACGCTTTGCAGTGCTAATTGATAATCTGTCTAGTAAGTTCAGTCGTCAAGTAGACTACTGTGCTGAAACCATTAACAAAGCAGAGGAAGACGTTTGGATTGTATATCCCTGGGAATCATAATGAATACTGTGTATTTAGGTATTAATCATTTATTTTTTGTAGATCCCAAGGTATGCGATAAATTTTTTGATGAAGAAATTGCTGCTATCACCACCCCGTTTGCTGATACTCATATAATTATTGGTGCATGGAATGAGCACGAGATAGAATCATTTGTTCAACTATTTCAAAAACTTGTTGATTATAAATTTAAAAAAATTACGGCTATATTAGATACTTGGCACAAAGATCGTTATATTTCTAATTTTCCACAGCATTTGATAGATAAGATTAATGCTATTTTTATTGAGACATATCTTATAATAGCAAAAAGAGCCTGTAACAATGAAATAGTGAATTTTAATTGGAGTCCAACTCCGGTCAGGGGGCTGTTCTTAACTGGAAAACTAGCAAGATACAATCGTATTGTACTGTTAGAAAAATTATATAATCTCGATATTTTAAAAAACATCGAATTTACTTTTCCGTTTTCTGCTAGACAAAAAGAATCTATTATAAAATTTTACGGTACTGCGGTTAATCAAGTTCCTGAAAATTTTGAAGAATTTTTTAATTATTGTACACTTACTGCCGCCAATGGTGATTTTGGAATCATGTATAGTGCAGGAAAATATTTACCCAATCTTCCCATTTATAATATCCCCTACGTATTATACAAAAGTACTAACTACAGCATAATTTCTGAAACTTTTTTCCACCCAGATAGCACCGCAGTGATATCTGAAAAAAGTTATCATCCAATACTAAACCAACATCCGTTTATATTAACTGGACCAAGTGGGGTGGTAAAATTAATGAAAGATAGAGGATATAAAACTTTTGAAAACTATTTGCCGCATCCATATTATGATAGTGTGTTAGATAATACACAGAGAATGGAATTAGTAGCAGAAAATATTAAAGCATTCCCCGATGCTATAACAAAGTTTTCTACAGAAATTAAACAAGATATAGAATATAACTTCAATCTGTTGCAGTCGAAAATAGCTGATCTTGAAAACATTTTAGAAAATCTTTGTTTGGATAATGGATTATCAAAATCAATTATTGTTAATAGCATTAATACACTAATTCCAAAACTTGCAACTGTAGATGAATTAGCTAATATGCGTGAAAAAGAACAACAATTCTTAAATGAAGAAAAATAAACTTGAAATTATTAGAAAAACATGTTAAAATAATAGGGTAGATTGATTAGATGAACGGAAAAACTCAAGAAGCATTGGTTATTTTACAAGAAGAATGTGCAGAAGTTATTCAAGCAGTTAGCAAATGCTATCGCTTTGGACTAGACAATCAGCACAAATCAGGTGCAACACAGCGAGCTAATTTAGAAATGGAAATTGGCGATATGCTGGTTTTGGTAGATATTTTAATTAGCCAAGGTGTAATCGATCTAAATAACTTAAACATTGCCAAAGCAAACAAAATTGAAAAACTAAAGATATGGTCAAAATTATATGAGTAAAATTAAAGTATCAGAGATATTCTATTCAGCACAGGGCGAAGGACGCTTTGTAGGTGTTCCTAGTGTGTTCTTAAGAACATTTGGCTGTAACTTTACCTGTGGTGGATTTGGTATGCCTAGAGGTGAAATGAGCCGAGAACGTGAAACTGTCAATGCTAAACTGTACTCACGCTATGAAGACTTACCATTGGTAAGTACAGGCTGTGACAGCTATGCTAGTTGGGATCCTAAATTTAAGAATCTCAGTCCAAGCTACGAAACACATATTATTGTTGAAAAGATGTTGTTACTGACGCCAGCACAGAATTGGCAAATGCCTAATGGTAACGATGTTCACTTGGTAATCACAGGTGGTGAACCATTACTAGGTTGGCAACGTGTGTATCCAGAACTACTACAACACGAAAAGATGTATAACCTAAAGAACATCACATTTGAAACCAATGGTACTCAACCCTTGCATGATGAGTTTGCTGAATTCCTTAAGTTATGGAATCGTAGTGGTCGTGAGTTGACATTTAGTGTTAGTGCTAAATTAAGTCCTAGCGGTGAGTCATGGGCTGATGCTATCAAGCCAACTATTGTTAAAAGCTATGAAAAAATTGGCACAGTATTCTTTAAATTCGTAGTTGAACGTCCAGAAGACTTTGAAGAAGTTGATCGTGCTGTGGCAGAATATCGTAGTGCAGGCATTAAAGGTGTAGTCTATATCATGCCTGTGGGTGGTGTTGTCAGTGTTTACAACGGCAACAAGTTTAATGTAGCAGACGAAGCTATGCGTCGTGGCTATTACTATAGCCCAAGATTGCATGTTGATCTATGGGGTAACAGTTGGGGCAAGTGATGAGTGAAACACACAAAAGAACCCTGGCAAGAACATTAAGTTATAGATTTACAGCATTATTAATTACTGCCTATTGGACAGGATTACATGATGCCATTGCTATTCATATCGTATTAGCTGTTTGGCAATATGCCTTAGAAAGAGTTTGGTTAAAAATTAATTGGGGGAAAAATTGAGTTATCTATTTACAAGTGAAAGCGTTAGTGAAGGACATCCAGATAAAGTAGCAGATGCTATTAGTGATGCAGTTTTAGATTTAGCCATGCGCGACGAAGATCCTAGTGTGCGTTGTGCTTGCGAAACCTTAGTTACAACAAACCGTGTTGTTCTAGCTGGAGAGTATAAAAATGTCGTCTTACACCCAGAAGAAGTCGAAAGTACAGTACGCAAAGTTATCAAAAATATTGGCTACGAACAAGATGGATTTAATTGGCAAACAGTGGAGATTACTAACCTACTACATGGCCAGAGTGCTGATATTGCTCTTGGCACTGACAATTTTGGCGCAGGTGATCAAGGCCTAATGTTTGGCTATGCTACTAATGAAACTCCTAATTACATGCCGCCAGCAATTTACTACAGTCATGAAATTGTCAAAGAACTAGCACGTCAACGCAAATTTGGACAAACTTGGTTAGGACCAGATGCTAAAAGTCAAGTAACCGTTGAATACAACGATGATGGCACTATTAAGCGTATTGCTAAAATTGTATGTTCAACACAACACAGCGCAACACCCGACATTGAAGATATACGTAGAGTAGTTAAAGAATATATTGAAGGCGTAGTGCCTGCGGAGTTAATTGATGATCATACTGAGTTCCTTATTAATCCTACTGGTCGCTTTGTTATTGGTGGACCTGATGGTGACACTGGCCTCACAGGGCGAAAGATTATTGTTGATACTTATGGTGGTAGTTGTCCTCATGGTGGGGGCGCCTTCAGTGGCAAGGATCCTACTAAGGTCGATCGCAGTGCTGCTTACATGGCTCGCTACCTTGCTAAGAACATTGTAGCCAGCGGACACGCAAAACAAGCAACTGTACAGATTAGTTATGCTATTGGCATAGAACAGCCAATGAGTGTGTACGTTAATACTAACGACCATAGCGATGATGCGTGGTTAACTGCTTGGATTCTAAAGAATATTGATCTAACACCACGTGGCATCATAAATAGATTTGCGCTGTTCCGTCCAATATACAGTAGTACTACTAACTACGGACACTTTGGTAAAGAACAATTACCTTGGGAACAGTTGGACCTAGTAGATTTACTTAAGGATTAAATTATGGGTTTATTTGATAAACTAACAGGCAAAGCAAAGCGTGAGGAAGAAGAACGTTTAAGACTTGCCGCAGAAGCAGAAGCTCAAGCTGAAAAAGAACGCAAGGCTGAAGAGCGTAAGGCCAAGGCAGAAGCCGCCAAAGCTAAAAAAGCTGAGGTCGCTGCCAAGAAAGCTGCAGAAGAAAAAGCCAAAAAGAACAGCCCAAAAGAACAAGCTACTAAAGCTGGTGAGCCTTGGGTCACTGTACTAAGTATGGAAATTGACCCAAATGACCCAAGTAATGGTGCATTTGAATTAGATTGGAATGATATCTTTGTAGCTCGTTTGATCAAAGCTGGCTATCAAGGTAAAACTGATCAAGACATTGTAGACAATTGGTTCCGTGCTGTATGTTCAAATGTAGTTATGGAAAACTTTGAACAAGCAATGGCTGATCCAAGTAATCGCCCAACTAACCGTAGAGATTTAGGCAACGGTAGAACGGAAATCAGTTGACTTTTGAGTTAAAAGATAGTATAATGTTTACATGAGATACTTACTTGTAGACACAGCAAACACATTCTTTAGAGCAAGACATTCAGCACATCGCCAAAGCGACACTTGGGATAAGCTGGGTTTTGCTATCCACGTAACCCTAGCATCAGTAAACAAATCATGGCGTGATCAAAAGGCTGATCATGTGATCTTTTGTCTTGAAGGCCGCAGTTGGCGCAAAGACTTCTACGAACCTTATAAGAAAAATCGTACTGTAGCACGTCAGGCATTAACAGAATCAGAAGCAGAAGAAGATAAGTTATTTTGGGAGACTTTTGATGCGCTCAAAACATTCATTGCAGAACGAACAAACTGCACAGTTCTACAGCATCCGGAACTTGAAGCGGATGACCTCATCGCGGGTTTTATTCAAGCGCACCCTAACGATCATCACACTATTGTTAGTAGTGATACTGATTTTCATCAGCTATTGGCTAGTAATGTTAACCAATACAATGGCATAGCAGATGAACTTCATACTATACAGGGCATCTTTGATAAAAAAGGTAAACCTGTTATAGACAAGAAAACCAAAGAAGCTAAGAAGATTCCTGATCCTAAGTTTATCTTGTTTGAAAAGTGTATGCGTGGTGACCCTACAGATAATATCTTCAGTGCTTATCCTGGTGTGCGTACTAAAGGCACTAAGAACAAAGTAGGCCTAGAAGAAGCATTTGCTGACCGTGGTACCAAAGGCTATAACTGGAATAACCTAATGTTACAGCGTTGGGTTGATCACAACGGTAAAGAGCATAAGGTCTTAGATGACTACAATCGTAATGTTACTCTAGTTGATCTAACTGCTCAACCAGATCATATTAAAGAAAAGATTTGGGATACTATTAAGGTTGCACAAACACCTAAAAATAGTCCAATGATAGGTGCACAGTTTTTGAAGTTTTGTGGTAAGTATGATCTTGTTAAACTAAGCGATAATGCTAGTGCTATGGCTGATTGGCTAAGTGCTGCATATCCAGAAAGGATTTAAAATGGCATACCAATCAACTTGCATTAAATGTACCCAACTATGGAATGGATGGGGTCCTTACTGTAATCATTGCAGACAAATTATGGCAATTGAAAAACAAACTCAAGCGGCCAATGGTTCAAAATCCCTTATTGACATGGATGAGTGGGACGCATTTGTTGAATCGTTAAGCGACGGGGAAGAAAGCCAAGCTGATCGAGATTTCAAAAGCATTTTACGGAAAAATAGATGATAGCAGACAGTAATTTTCTAGCTCTTGATTTAGAGCTCAATCAACCATCTGGAAAAATAATCCAGGTTGGTGTTGCTATTGGCAACATACACACACGGTTTGATGACTACATAGTTCGCAAATGGTATATAGATCCACAAGAGCCAATCAGCGAATTTATCAATGATCTTACAGGTATCACAGATCACGACATACGTGCTAACTGTGTTAGCCACGAAACTGTGGCTCGTGAGCTCAGTGAGCTGATACGCGAACACAAGGTCTTTGTTAACCCAGTGACCTGGGGTGGTGGCGATTCAAGTGAATTACTAACTGAATTCTGCAAAAATCATGCAGATTTTCCGCATTTTGGCCGTCGTTGGATAGACGTTAAGACCTGGTACACATACTTGATGCTGACCAAGGGCAAAGCACCCTCAGGCGGGTTGAGCTCAGCCATGGGTTATTTTAAACTGCATTTCAAAGGCAAAGCACACAGGGCAGATGTAGATGCCGCAAATACCCTAGCACTGTTTTTCAAACTGCTAGAACGACAAAGTAAGTTGGAAAATTTACTATCTGCCGCACATGATATTAAATCTTAGTGCGGCCCAATACAAAACCGTCAGCGGGACATTCTTTAGAAAATTTTTGAATGTCCCCATTAGTCCACCATCGCTTTTCTTTGTTTACGGCAGCACCTAATGCGGCACCCACATTGTTGAATTTTAATCTACCTCGTATATACGAACTATCTGGAGCAGTCGGAGTAAAACATTGTTCCACGCCGTTGTTCCACCATTTATTATTCTTACGCTGTATACCCATTTCTATTTTTTGTTCTTCTGTGAACTTTTGTAAACCTTTATGTGCTCGTCCTATTTTTAATTTAGTAACATCTGTCATCGGTAGACGCTGTAGATGTGCTGCCACTAACTTTGCTCGCTTACTGTCGGTGATTTTAACATTCGGTGCTCCGTCACCTCCATCTGTTAAATTAAGCAATATACCAGTGCCCAAATCCTTACGTCCATACCACGCAATTATTCTACGCTCAATAGCAAACGCACCGATTTCAGTTAAATTAGTTTCAAGTATTGTAATATTCGATTTATCAGCAGGCACAGCAACACCTCGGGGGCCGTTACGATGCTGTTGATATGCTCTATTGTTCTTACCTTTGCCTATATAGTAAGGAGTGCCTGCTTTGGCTGTAGTGGAATCTTTATCTCGCAGGTATGCGTAGACGTAATAAATAGTATTGCTGAACATATAACCCTCCCAGGTTGTTTAGAGTAGTTGGATATTTCCGTATCGCGAACTACACTATTATTTATCAAAAATACTTGCTCTTCTTCTTTTTTTCGTATATACTAACAGTTAAATCAACTAATAAAGGACATCAAATATGTTATGGACAATAGACAAGGAATTTCACTTCGAGATGGGGCATCGAGTATGGGCACAGAAATTAGATCGCCCAGATTTAAGTATTGAAACAGACTGCCAGTGCCGCCACCTCCACGGTCATTCCTATTCTATTAAAGTATTCTTAGGAGCAGATACCTTAGACCAAAGTGCTATGGTTACAGACTTTAAGAACTTAAACTTTATGAAAGAGTTTGTGGATAATGTATTAGATCATAAGTTTATGATTGATATTAATGATCCCAACTTTGAAATTATTACAAGTGTTAGCCCAAAGTTTACTGATAATATTGGAGAGTTTAAGAACTTTATAAACTTAGGTGAAGTATTTGGCGTAGGTATTCCTGGTTTAGTAGACGCAGATAGACAATTACATCTGAACAGCTTCGTATTAGTAGACTTTGTTCCTACAAGCGAAAACATCTGTAAGTATTTGAAACTGTATGCTCAAGAGCGTATTGGCGATTTTGCCACAGTAACAGCCGTTGAACTTTGGGAAACTAAAAAATCACATTGTAGATACGAGGATTAAAATGTCAGCATTAAATGTTAGAGTAGATCGTATTGACTGGTGGGAAACTCCTAAGTCACGTAGCACTTACATTAGAGGCTAATTGTGAATAAACAGATTGTAGAATTTGATCTACAGGCTAAAGACTATGCGGCTATGGAGTTAGCTGTGTCTGGGCAAGGTGGAATTCCAAGATTTAACCAATTATATCGCGACAAGTTTGCTGAGTTGATTGTGAAAGAATGTGATCAGTATGTTGCCGAACATTACGACGAGATGGAACCGTGGATGCAACCGGGCGACTTGTTAGAACATTTTGGAGTTAAATAATGAAACGCAAAATACCATTGAACCAACGGATATTGGGTAAGATCTTTATGTATCTACATCATCGAGCCTGCCACGATAACGATGTGGTTCGTCTACGTTGGAAACGTGCGTATGATAGATTTCATGCCCATCACCTGCCAGATAACGGTAGTCCAAATTTTGTTAATACTTACACAGCACATAGGTGGATGTAATGATTGACGCTAAACGTTTAGAATTCTTGCGTGAGTGCTGTGATTTGTCTAACGATGAATGGGGCGAAACTATTCGCGGTTTACTCTCGGCCTACGATAACTGTGTATACGCCAGTGATGAGTTTAAGACAGCATTAGAGAAAGAGTTAGAAACAGAACTGATCTGGGCAGAATGTTCTTGTACTATTGTAGAACGCACAGAAACACGCGAAGTAACTTATAAAGAATTGGAGATTAACGAATGACCTTAACAGTATTCAGCTTACTAGCATTATTTGGCATTAAACACTTTATCGCAGACTTCTTAATGCAGTATGATTACATGCTGAGAGAGAAAGGTATCTATGGTGCTGAAGGTGGCCTTCATCATGCGCTAGTACATGCTAGCTTTACATTCTTTATTCTGGTGTTTGTAGCTACTAATGCCAATGTAATGATTGCCCTAGCGGCCTTAGACTTTGCTGTACATTACCACGTAGACTTCTATAAACAACAGCTAAATAAAAATCTAACCACAGCAGATAGAATGTTTTGGGTATTGTTGGGGTTAGATCAAGCATTGCATTATCTAACTTATATTGGAATTATCTATGTCGCTACTCGCTAAAATCATTGTTAAAAATAAATGCTGGGTGGTCGAACTCGATGGCACCAAAGTTGGTACTATCATGACTAATCCAAAAGGAGTAGTTTACTCGCATGAAAATAAACGTGAACAGTTTGCCAGTTTAAAACTGTGCAGTGACAAGTACAATATTATTGTAGATAAAACACCACCCAAGCGTGTGATCACAGAAAGTAACAGTGTCTATGGTTTTCCTTGTGAACACAAACCCAACAACATCTTATGGGATGTCAAACACAAACTACCTATCTACACCAAGGGCAGTAAAAGTAAAAGTTTCTTCTGCGCTGGATACTATATTGTCAAATTTAACAATGGTTGGGTCAAGAGTTATTGTCCTAAACTAATCACACTTAATCGCTATCCCTATGCTGGTCCATATGACACCTTAGAGGAAATGCAAGAACGCTTACGTATCGCAAATGGAGCACTCTTTGGAACAACAATTAAGCCTGCATCTGAAGAACTTTAATAAAAAAGTTCTAGTAATGAATCAAACTAACAGTAAAGAGTTAGTCTTAACAGCATTAGAAGCACGTAATATTCAAGCAGAACTGTTTGAATTACTGGCTCATATTGTTGACCTCACTGACGCTAAAAAAGACACTGCCAACGAAGTTGTCACTGTACACCTTAATGGTGGAAAATTCTAATTATATACTCAGATAATTGGCATAAATAAATGTACTATGATAAGAGAATTCAAACCAACCTGGTTATATCTAAAACAACATAATATAACAGGATTAAAATATTTTGGAAAAACTATAAGAAATCCAGATACCTATAATGGGTCCGGAATTCATTGGACACGACATTTAGCTAAACACGGAACTGATGTTTCTACTATATGGAAACAACTATTCACAGACAAAGAAGAACTAACACAGTTTGCTTTAAAATATTCACAAGATAATAATATTGTAGAATCAGCAGAATACGCAAATCTTAAACCTGAAGATGGACTAATGGGCGGCGATACAGGCATCACTGAAAAAGGTCGCAGTGTTATCAGCGAAAAATCTAAATTATTTAAACATTCCGATGAATCAAAACAAAGAATAAGAGAAGCAAGACAAAAACAAATACCTACAATGTTAGGTAAAAAGCAGAGCGATGAAACTAAAAGAAAAATTGCGGAATCTGTTAAGAAACGTCATGCTCAAGGAGTGTACAAGTGAGTCGCCCTAAACCAACGGTGCTATTAGAGCACGTCAATAAAACAACTTACAAGAGCGATCAGATTCTCAATAGTGAAGGTATCTGGGCGGTGTTTTACGACAATCAACCTATCAACTTAAAAACACAGAATATTCTTGTAGCATATCCAGGACCTAAATACAAGAAAGTTTCATTTAGTAATCCAGGTCACGCAATTAATCTAGCTAAAAAACTCAACACCTTGTTTAAGAGTGACAAGTTCAGTGTGGTGTTGTTAAAAGCTGGTGATCAAATCTATCCCTAATCATGGCACGCACTGCTGAATCATTGCAGAATGTATGGCAGAATAAGTTCCAAGAATACAAACTGAACCCGTTTACCACAGACACCAAACTTAGTCTACGTTATCAACGATTTGACAGTCCAGCAAGTTGGTGGCACAATCCAATGAATCCAAACAGTCTTAGACTGACCAGACCTGCGTTTAATATGCTAAAACAGAACAAAGAAATCCAAACATGGAAATTTGACTGTCGTGAAGATATTATTCCACGTACTATGCTACAGTTAGAAAAGTATTTTAAAAGCCCTTACTATATTCAAAATCTTAAGACCATATATGTGTTTGATGATCGTGAAGCCATGATGATTGCCTTACACGACAATAATCTACGCCAATATCTAGATAATCAAAGTTTGTAACAAATTGTAAAACCCATTGACTTTTTGGTGTTTTTGTGCTAATATGACTATAAATAATATTAACAAAACAAGGAGTACATCATGCTTTTAAAGAAAATGTTTTTAGTATTAGGTGTTTCAACTACATTGATTGCAGCTTCAATTTCACCAGCACAAGCACATGAAGGGTTCCGTGGCGGGTATCGTGGTGGATATCATGGTGGCGGATATGGTTGGGTCGCTCCTTTAGCCATTGGTGGTTTAATTGGCTACGAATTATCTCGTCCATATTACACTCCTCCACCAACAGTAGTATATACACAACCTCAGGTTATTTACACACAGCCACAGGTAACATATATCCAACAAACTCCAGGTGTGCCACAAGCACCAGAAGGATATCACTATATAACCATAACTGATCCTAACTGTAATTGCCAAAAGCTGGCATTAGTAGCTAACTAAACAAGCCCCGAAAGGGGCTTTTATTTTGGTTGACTTTTTGATTAAAAGGCTGTATACTTATGAAACTATGAGATGCGATGAATGTAAATTTTGTGTGTTAGAAGACTATGGATACTCCAACTGGACAGTTGAGGGTTCCGATGCTCGCTGTGTGTTGAACTTGAATCCTAAATTTCCAGCAGACCACCGTTGGGGTCACAGCCCAGAAGCAGAGTTTGCTAACGAATGCCCACGATACACTCAAGGGTCGCCAGTTGAAATTGATGTGGATCAAGAAAGTGGTCATATCCTAAACTATGTCAACGACCCAGAAGTACGTGAGATAATTGAAAAAGAAGTAATGTGGGAGGCTTTAAAGAATGAAAATAACTAAATTAGAAACCAACGATGTATTACAGTGGACGGGTGCTCCACTAGTTGTAGCAGGGCACACTCTGAATGCTATTGGTCCAAGTGTGTATCCTTGGAACATTATAGTATTCTTTTTTGGTACAGCCTGCTTTCTAACTTGGGCAATTCGTACTCGTAACAAGCCACAAACTCTGGTTAATATTATTAGTTTAACCATTGGATCAATTGGCATCTATAACGCATTTTTTGGTTGACTTTTGGTTGTTTTGAGTGTATAATGTTACACATACAATAACAAAACAGGAGCAAACTATGTCAGATCTACAATGGGAATTACAAGCATACGGTATGCCAAAAGCGGCAGTAGATCGTATGGTAAAAGAACAAGCGTTTCCAGGTCAAGAAATGATGTTTGCCGCAGGTATGTTAAGTGATGCACAACAGATCTTAGATCCAGAGTTTAATACAGATGGTTGGGTAAGTCCAGAAACAGCTAACCGCGCTCGTCAATATATCAACATTGCCAAGTACATCATGTTTAACTTAATGAAAGACGAAAGAGAGGCTGCTTAATTATGATGCGTCCAGGTACATACTATGTTGGTGATTTGTGTTATGTCATGCACCCACAGTGGCGAGAAGTCTGTAACCTAATGTTTGCTATAGATGGTCCAGGTGTCCTAAATGGAGAATTTAACCTAGCCAATGGTGTACGTTTTGCAGTTAGTTCAACTGCCTACGGTGATGGTACATACCAAGATCAACAAGGTCGAGAGTATCCAGTAGACGCAGGCCTAATTGGGTGTATTCGTGTAGAAGATGTCTATGACCCAGAGTGGTGGTTAGAAGGTGTGCAGACAGTTGAGTTTGACAGACCATTTGAATTAGTGAATACCGATGGCGTTATTAAGTTTGTCACAGTAGATAGCAATGTTGTTATTGAAATTGATACTGACCCAGAATATGGTGACGAAGAAGATGAATTTGATGAGGAAGAAGCGTAATGACTCTAGAAGATCAAGCAATCGTAGACCAAATTTGGGGTTCAGAGGGACTGACTAGAGAGGACCGTGAAGCAGTTGAATCTATTGTGGCCATGGCAGAATTAGCTGTGGCTAGATTTAACGCAGGCAAGTGTGTGGTTATTCCAGATTCAGACACACTGCATTAAGTACTTGACATCTGTTCAGTTTGAGTGTATACTGTATGCTTAGAAGTTAAAAATTCCGTAGTTAATTTATAGAAAGGCTAGACAAATGGCAGTCTCAGAAAATCGTACCGTAACTAGTGAAGAAGCAAGAATTGCTTTACAACAATGTTTTAAAACTAAACGCCCAGTGTTCCTTTGGGGTCCTCCAGGCATTGGCAAAAGTGAACTAGTAGAAAGCATTGCAGAAGAAATGCAAGGTCATATGATTGACTTGCGTTTAGGACAAATGGATCCAACTGATATTCGTGGTATTCCATTTTACAACAAAGAAAACAACTTGATGGATTGGGCACCTCCAATTGACTTGCCAAGTGCAGAACTAGCTGCACAGTATCCAACTGTGGTGTTGTTTTTAGATGAAATGAACAGTGCGGCTCCTAGCGTACAGGCTGCAGCTTATCAGTTGATTCTTAACCGTCGCATTGGTAAGTATGTGTTGCCAGACAATGTAGTATTAGTTGCCGCAGGTAACAGAGAAGGTGACAAAGGCGTTACATTCCGTATGCCAAGTCCACTAGCTAACCGTTTTATCCATTTGGAAATGCGTCCAGATTTTGATGCGTGGCAACGTTGGGCAGTGCAACATAACATTCACAAAGACGTTGTGGGTTATGTAAGTTTTGCTAAACAAGACTTGTTTGACTTTGATCCAAAAGGTTCAAGCCGTGCTTTTGCTACACCACGTAGCTGGACTTTTGTTAGTCAATTGCTAGAAGGTAACTTACCTACTAACATTGAAACTGACTTGGTAGCAGGTACAATTGGTGATGGTACCGCAGTTAAGTTTATGGCACACCGTAAGGTAGCAGGACAAATGCCTAACCCACGTGAAATTTTAGAGGGTAAAGTTAAAGAGTTGAAAGTTAAAGAAATTTCAGCTATGTATTCATTAACAGTTAGTATGTGTTATGAGTTGAAAGATCTTAACAGTCAAAAAGACAAAGTTACTACAGAAAAATGGCATGAAATGGTAGATAACTTCTTTGGCTTTATGATGGCTAATTTTACTACAGAGCTTACTGTTATGGGTGCTCGTGTAGCGTTAACTGTGTACAACTTACCATTTGTTCCAAACAAATTGAAAACATTTGATGAGTTCCACAAACGCTTTGGCAAGTACATTGTACAAGCTGTAGCTTAATGTTACCAAAGAAATTAATCACTGCCACTGCTACTGCTTATGTGATTGCAAAGTATCTTCAAGAGCTTTGCAGTCACGTAGGTAGTGACAGTTATTATACAAGTCCAATTAGACTACAACATGGTCCAGGTACAGGTGGATTTGGGTTTAAAGGCCTAGGCAAACCTAAAAAACGTTTAGGTGGTACTGGTAATAACGACTGTGCTAAAGAACGTTTTAGAGGTATTACTGACAGTTTAGATCTTACATTTAGAACTATTGAAAAGATTAAGTTTAGAACTAACAGTTGTATTAGCCTAACAGAACGCAACAGAAACGATCATCGTATAGAACATACTGAAGAACTGATTGATCTATTCCTTGAGTTTGAACAAGACTACATTGTTGCCAACCAACCATTTACCCCAAATGACCTAGCTAAATTTGTTTTAGAGCGTACTCTAGTATGTCTAATAGAACAAAAAGAACAAAAGAAAAAAGGCACATATGATCCAACTGTTCCTTTTAGCAAATATACCAATCCTGTGTTCTACGAAGGGCAAGATGTCAGTGCTCTAACTAAGTTAGAACTACAGGCTATTACTGCTGAACAGTATGCTGATATTCTAGCAGAAGTAGCTACTTACGATTGGAGTGAAAAAGTTAAAGAGCAAGAACAGAATTTGATCAATAGTGGTGGTCATCACAGTTTACCTTCTATGGAAATTGCTGTAAAATATTATGATGATGCGTTTTCTTTGCTTAAATATTATTATCACTATCAGTTAAGACAAATAACTGATCCAACTGAAAACATGTTATATTATAACGAAGCAGTAGCTAAACTATACAAGGAATGGAATGAAGAACTATCAATGGCATGAGTGGGACGTACAGCATTTTAAAACACTTAGTACACTAAATCAAGATCCAACTAAAGAACTGATCCATAATCGCATGGGTCGTCTCTATTGGGTATGGAAAGGTGATGCATTGTATGTTCAACGTTTTGCTCGTGAAAATGGTCCATATCAAGGACGTAATCTTAAATTTCTACGCAAATTAAAACCCAATGCACAGACTATTGTAGACGTAGGCATGAATGTTGCTAACAACACCATGGAATATGCCACTTGGGCACAGGAAGTACATGGATTTGAGCCATTTCCAGAAACATATAACCTAGCAGTAGAAAACATTACACTTAACCAACACGTTGAGTTAAAAGGACGCTATTGGGATACCAAGACTATTAGTACCATACATGATCCAAATCATGCAGATGGTTGGTTTAAACAACCAGATGGTTCATTTGCTAGTTTAGCGTTGACTGCTAATATTGTTGCACACAATGAAGGACTTGGTAATATTCCTGGTATTATGGAAATGGAACATCACCCAAACAATGCAGGTCATAATTGTATACTCACAGAAGATCGTCGTGCTAAAACCAAACGTGACCTACACAAAGTTAATGTCAACACCTTAGACAGCTATGCTTTTGACAATGTGGACATTATTAAAATTGACTGTGAAGGATATGAATATCCAATCCTACAGGGTGCAGAACAGACTATTCGTCGTTGCCGTCCTATTGTGCAGTTAGAAATTGTAGAAGCACAATGCCGTCACTTTGGTTATACTCCAGACGACATGTGGGATTTCTTCATTAACAAGATTGGTAACTATGGTGTCTATGACTTCAAAGGGCAAAGATTACCAGACGAATGGTTGCGTATCAAAGGTGTAATGGATCGTTTCTTTGTGCCTTTAGAAGTGCCTGTAGAAGCAGATACTAGCAATACTAAACACCCAGGTATGGGAGCCAAGGGCTTTGGTAAGAAAAAGAAAGTTACCTACGCCAATCCAGACCTAATCCAAGAAGCCTAATAGGACTAAGCCCTGCAAGGGGCTTAGAACATAGTATGGGTCTAACAGCAGCAAGTCGTTATAAAATACAAAAGATGGATCGTCGCTACAATGGCCACGGGCTGTTTTCACATCGTGTCAAAGTATATTGGAACGAAGAATTCCTAAAGATACGTCATTGGTGTTTTGAATCTTTTGGTCTGGGCTGTGAGTTGGAACTGTTTGAAATAAATCAGCACTTGGAATTAGGGTACACTTGGGCCTGGCAGACTAACGATTTTCGCAGAGAATTGTACTTAAACGATGCTCAACTAAGTGCGTTTATCATGTACAACACTTGAAATAAGATTTTCTAACCCGCCACAGATATTAAATTTTGGATCTTTTTTAATGGTTTGTAGGGCATTAATTAAGAAATCATAGTCTACATCAGGATTGTTGTCAATTTGATTATCCTGCCACCAAGCATCACTCATATGTCCCCAACGATCAATCTTACTAAATCCAGTGTGATTAATACCTACTTGTTTGCAGAAATTGTAGTGATCTAGTACTTCAAGATAGTTCTTTTTCTGTACAACAAATGAAGTGTTGACTCTTAGAATACCCATTTTAATCATAGCTAATACACCATCTACAATTAAACTGTACTTGCCGCCACGCACTTCTTTATAGGTAACTTCATTGCCAGCATCAAAACTAACGCATACACTGAATATCTGGCTTTTAAGTTTCTCTAATAGATCTAAATTTTTAGTAACTAGATTACCATTGGTAGTCAGATTAAATTGAAAACATTTTGGTAAACGTTCGCTTCTAAAGAAATTTTGATATGCTGAGCTGGCAAAAATATCACCTAGCCCATCACATTGAAACCAAACAGGCAGTTGAAAATCCTGATAGTCATTGATTAGTGTATCTAAGATCTTTGCAGCCTGAGGGTTTACATCTTTTGACCAATCAACACTGGTTCTGCAACTACCGCATTTAAGATTGCAGTTACGATCAATCTGTAGATTCATCATTGTTGGTAAACTTGGTCTTTTGATGACTTGGTCCAAATTATCCACTTGGTCCAAATTCCAAAGTTTAGCACATTCATCTTTACGACAGTATTGAAAAGATTGGTCTACGATTGATCCTCTGAACTTTTCAAAGTTTTGATTGGCAAATATTTCCAGTAGGCTATTTTGATTTAGGTTACCCATGTTGGCGCCAAAGGTATGCCATCCTGCACACAAACAAGATGCTACATTGCCATTTGGGTGTATATTAATAGTATCAAACGAAGCAGAACAAAATTTAGGCATAAAGGTATTTATAAGCCCAATTTTGAGCTTGACAAATACCTAGTTTGAGTGTATAATAGTTACATACAATTAAGAAAGTTAGACGATGACAACAGCTACTACAAATTCAGAAAAGAAAAAACGCATTGGCATTAAAACAGATGCGCAAGTAGACGCACAAGTACGCGAAAAAATTATTGGTGCTCGTATTGCCTTACTGTTGAAAGCACCATTTTTTGGTAACTTGGCTACACGCTTACGTTTAGAAAACGCAGACGAGTGGTGTCCAACTGCGGCAACTGATGGACGTAAACTATACTACAACACAGAATTCCTTAAAAAAATGCCAGCTAAACAGTTGGAATTTTTAATTGGGCATGAGGTAATGCACTTAGTTTACGACCATATGGGACGTAACGGCGACCGTGATCGTCGTTTGTTTAACTGTGCGGCAGACTACTGCGTTAACCAAGACTTGTTAGATCAAAAGATTGGTGAAAAGATTCCAGTTGGGTTGTACGATCCAAAATATCGTGGGTGGAGTGCTGAAGAAGTCTACGATGACTTATATGCTAAAGCTGATAAAATTAGCATTGAAGACCTAGAAGAAATGTTGCTTGACGAACACTTAGACGGCGATGAAGATGGCGACGGTAACAGCAGTGCCAATGGTGAAGGCCCAGAAGGTGACGGTAAAGGCAAGGGTCGTCCTAAACTTTCAGAAGCTGAAAAGAAAGAAATCCGCGACGAGATCAAAGAAGCTGTTATCTCAGCAGCACAGACTGTAGGTGCAGGACAACTACCAGCAGGTGTTCGTCGCTTAATCAAAGACCTAACAGAGCCACAACTTAACTGGAGAGAGTTGTTGCAACAACAAATCCAAAGCACTATCCGTGCAGACTACAGTTGGGCACGCCCAAGTCGTAAAGGTTGGGACATGGATGCTATACTTCCAGGTAACGATTTAGAAAAAGAAATTGATATCTGTGTAGCAGTTGACGCATCAGGCTCAATGAGCGACGAAATGCTCAAAGACATTCTAAGTGAAGTCAAAGGCATTATGGAAAGTTACAACAGTTTCAAACTACACCTTTGGAGTTTTGATACTGAAGTATACAATGCCACAGTATTTACAGCTGAAAACATTGATGAAATTATGGATTGGGAAGTTGGTGGAGGTGGTGGTACACTGTTTGAAGCCAATTGGCAGTACATGGTAGATAATGACATAGTACCTAAGAAGTTTGTGATGTTTACAGATGGATACCCAGGTGATGGTTGGGGTGATGAAAACTACTGTGATACCTTGTTTATTATTCACGGTAGCACAAGTATTACTGCACCATATGGGTTAACTGCGTATTATGACTTAGACAAAGGAACTAAACGATAATGCCTTATGTAACTGTTGAAGAAGAAGTTTGGGTTGACTTAGATGACTTTGAAACTGAAGATCTGGTTGAAGAACTTACACGACGAAAAGGCACTACCAGTGCTACTTGGACTGGTGCCAGTGGCAATGAGTTAGTTCGAGATATCTACATGGCCAAACACGTTCGTGGGCAACCATATGATCATCTGGTAGATGAATTAATCAGCACAGTATTAGGAAAGGTAGTATAATGTCTGACGATAAAAAACCTAAAATTACCTTTGCACCTAGCTTTTTTGAAAACTTTGACGGGACTCAAGAGGAACTTGATGAGTTAATTGCGCAGGTTACGCAGATCTTAGAAGAAAAAGTAGAATCAGGCGAATTGGCGGATATTGAACGCACTATTGTTCACAATGGATCTACTGATGAGTCGACTGCTGATCAAATGATAGAGCTAACAGACATGTATGGGGTTGATGACGACGGGTTTATTAAATACCCTTTCAAGGAGTAAGAATTATGGCATTAACTTGGAATGACATGCAGCGTATGAAGAAAGTAGAAGCCAAAGCTGATGAGCTTGGCTTTAAGTTAGCAGACACTCCCTACAATACCAGCGCATGGATCAGCATTGGAGTTAACAGTGATATTTACGTAAAGCCCAAAGATGACTGTTTACCGCACTATAGCCGTGACACTTATTTCTTCAGTGGTACTATTGAAGCTATTGACTATTGGCTACAAGGTATTGAGTGGGCTCGCAAGTATGATGAGACACTTAAACTTACCAATGATAAAAAGCGCACAGCCAAAGAAGATCTTGAACGTAAAAAGCATCTAATGAAAACTCTCAAGACTGGTAAGTTAGTCACAGGTAAGTTAGGTGGAATAGAAACCATTGAAGAAGATGAAGAGGACGATGAAATGGATCACAGTTACGGCTATGCCGATGACGGTGGTTCTGGCGCTTACGCTTGACATTTTGATTCATTGACTGTATAATTACTACAATGAAAAATACCAAGAAAATTAAAATGAATATACGTAGACATCAAGCATTGTTTAACAAGGATTTACCGTTTAAAGCCAAGGTAGAACGTGACCGCACAAAATACAATCGTAAAAGTAAACATCCCCACCGTGAAGATTGAACATGATCTCAGAGAGGATATGCAGAATAGTCGCATGATTCTTGAAAAAGTCAAAAACGATCAGTATGCGCAGAACTTATATGCGGCTATGTGTAATATGCAGTGGCAAAAGTTGGAAATGTGGCCTGTGCTTAAAGATGAACTATGGTCAGTTACTTGGCGTACCGCGGGTGGCATTGTAGCAGAACTCAGAGGTGAAGGCGATTACCTAAGTTGGTACTGTAGCGGTATAAGTGGTGGTGTTGATTTATATGATGAGCAGATAGCCGCAGGATATGTACCAGAAAGTGTTGTAACAGATGAAATACTTGCTGACTTAGCTAGCTTAGGATGGCACCCTGTGCCATGGGAGGACTAATATGAAGAATGGCGTAGGCATTTATAGACGTACTGTAGTTAGGAATAAACTTGTTAATGTGCCAGACAAGTTTATGCCTGTGTTACGAACACAGCGTGGTACAGAAATTTACTACCGCTGGACATGGTGGGGTATTTTTGATCGTAAGCTAAAAACCATTTGGCATACAGGTTATAAAGATTGGGAGATTAAGTAATGCAATATCAAAGTTTTAGTTATACACCAACAGACATGGCAGAACAACTAACAGGTGCCACACACGATACACTTAGTTGGTTATGGCGTCATGAATATATTACTAAAGAGGACTATGAGGAACTAACTAACCAATTGGTTGTTATGGCTATTCCTAATAAGAAAGGGTTTGGCAAACGATTGCTAGAACGTTTCTTTGGTACTAAAGATGACGAAAACATTTGGGTATTTCCTATTGTAGAAGTAGGCACACATTATTCAAATACCAATACCAATAACCCAAAGAATGTAACCAAACTTAAACCTAAGCTAGAGGTTGTGGACAATGAAAAAACTGATTGAGTTTTTAGTTAGTGGTTGTTGGCATCAGTGGGAAGAAACAGACCGCAACGGTGTTCAAGACCATGACGGCATAGTAATTGGTTATGCTAGTTTCTGTCGGTGTACTAGATGTGGCATGCCCAAACGTTTTAACTTATACAAAGGATAGATATGAATAAATATCTTTTTTTTACACTGGCTATTATTGCTATTCCATTTGTGGTAGTTTACATGTGGGTGCGTCATCCAAAGAAAGTTTGGGCAGAAGCACGGCGTAGTTGGCGTATGATTAATCACGGGGAACAGGAATGAGCACAGGTCAAGCGCCAACGCAAGCAGATTTAGATCTACAGCAGATCATTAATCTACTAGACACAGTATTAACTTCAGACGATCAACGTCTTAAAGACATGCTACGTCAACTATTAGTCACTACTATTCTTATCACTGGAGAGAATCCAGCGGATATGATACGTGTAGGACCTTTGAATGATTTATTCAATCAACAGACCAGTCAAAGTCGACGTATTAGTCAACTGGAAGAACAAATACGTAGATTAGAAAATACTATTAATAACACTTATAGAGGCGGTGGTGGCGGAGCTAGCCCAAGATGGGGTGATTCGTTCCCAAACAATCCAACTAATCCATGGGGAGGAGGCAGTGGCTATCCTACTACCACATGGAGCAATCCACCATCTACGTGGAGCGGCAGTTCTAGCAGCATCGACAGTATCCGTGAGTTGCTTAAAAAGGATTTAGAATAATGGCTGCTACCTGGACTCCTCCTTGGTTTCAACGCTATTTAGACAGTCGTTTTGCATGGCGTCTACGTTTTGCTTGGCTACCTTATCGTAGCAGTGAATCTAATCAGCTTATTTGGCTTAAGCAGTTTTACTACGGTCAGAGACTTATTGATGGCCCAGCAGGTGAAAGTCCAGTTAAGTTAGAAAAATGGCTCACTGAAGAAGAATATACTTGGTTTGCTCTAACCAATGCTTAAGTATGGCGAAGTTAATCCCTTAAATGTACATGGCCTAAGGCAGTTAACCCACTGCCCGCCTCACTTTGAACGTGTGGAATTTGTGTCTATTGCTACAGGTAAACGTTTGTCAGATTGGATCTACGAAAATCTACAAGGTAGATTCTACATAGGTAACATAGATACTCCACAACACCGCCTGGCTCTTGTGGCGTTTGAGCTGGCCAGTGAAGCCAGCTATTTCAGCCTGCTACTGCCACAAATAAACACATTCTAAGAAATTTTTCCATCCCTCGCGTAGCTGTTAAATAGAATTGTCCCCTAAGGAGAATTTGACAAATGGCTAAGAAACAAGCAGAACAAACAGCGGCACCTGAAGTACCAGCTCAAGAGCCGCAACAACCAGCACCTAGTCTAACACTACAAGACCTAGTACTAGTTGCACAAATCATACAATTAACCTCACAACGTGGCGCTTTCAAAGCAGAAGAACTAGCTGACGTTGGTGGCTTGTATAACAAATTAATTGCATTTTTGCAATCAACTGGAGCATTAACACCTCCACCAGCAGCACCAACTGAAGGAAACTAACTAAAATGATTAAACACGTAGGTAAACACAATCAACGTAGAGTTGCGATTGTATACAGAAAAGTTCCTGGTGATGATCACATGTGTCTAGTAGCATATCCAGATACATTACCATCAATGATCCATGACGAAACAATGAAATGCCTAGAAAGCGCAGTAGGTCAACAGGCTAAAGAACTAGCTGATGCACTATTCCGCACTACAATGGCCGACGGAGAAAACTGTCTAGGTACATTGCATAAAAAAGGATACTTGAAAAAAGTTCCATGTAACCAAGTTATTGTTACTGCTAGTAAAAACAGCACATGCCGACTAGATCAATTAAACGCACTAATTGACAAGATTGACGCAGGTGGTGAAGCTGCAGAAGAACTAGCTAACATTGATAAGAATCGCGGTATTCGCGGTGCTAATCCAAGTGTTACAGAAGGCCGTGAAGTTGGTCAACCTCCATCACTAAAAACTTCATCAGCTGACATGATGGGTGACATTGCTCCATCAGCAGGTGTATTAAGTGATGCTGACATTGCTGACATGCATTTGACACAAGCTCAACAAATGGAAGCTCAGGCTAAGACATTATTAGCAGAAGCTAAACGTTTGAAAGCAGAAGCCGACGCTCTTAAACCAGCACCAGCTAAGAAAGCACCAGCTGCTAAACCAAAGGCTACAGCTAAAATTGAAACTACTGCACCAGCAAAGGCCAAGAATGTCAGAGCAACCAAAAAAGCCACAGCGTAAAAAGTTCAGTAAGAAAATTACACTCAATCACGCCAAGCGTTGGAAAGACATTGTTGAAGATGTAGATAAGAGAGAGGTACCCATTGACATACTGCAAGAAATTGTGGTTAAACTAGTTGATGGTACCAACATCTCAATCGATGTTAAAAAGTTAATTGTTGAAGGCATGGATCCTAGTGACATAGAAGAAATGCTGGATTTAAAATTTAACGAACTTGATGCTTATATTGCTAATGTGGATTTTCTAATTGATATTGACAAAGTGGTAAAAACCGTACAGCCAGAAACAGACAAGGTATTAAAAGGTCTATGATTTGTTCTATTTTAGCCTCAACTAATCTAGGCGGCATAGGCAATAGAGGTACCTTGCCTTGGCCTAAGCATAAAGAGGATCTTGCTTGGTTTAAAGAACATACTACAGATCAAATTGTAGTTATGGGCCGTAATACCTGGGATGATCCAATGATGCCCAAACCTTTACCAAATCGCACTAACTATGTAGTCAGCAGTCAACACGTAGCCAAAGAATATCAACATCTGGTACGTTGGATTCCCAGCAGTCCTGTAGACAGCATTAAAGAAATTCAAAAAAATAATCCAAAGCAGAATGTGTTTGTCATAGGCGGTAAACAGCTATATGATGCTACAGAACCTATTGTTGAACGTGTATATCTAACACGTATGAAAGGTGCTTGGTTCACTGATACTCGTATTGAGCTAGAACGCTATTTGGCTTGTTTCCGTATCAAAACAGTGCGCCCAGGCACAAACTGCACCTATGAAATTTGGGACCGTGTGCTGTTCTAAATTTGACTTCTATCCATAAAGGTAGTATAATAGTAATATGAAAACTTACCTTGACGCATTAAAATTTGTTTTAGATAATGGCACTGTGCAAGATGATCGCACAGGTGTCGGTACCATTGGCGTATTTGGCATGCAACAACGCTACGATTTATCCGAGGGCTTTCCAGCAGTTACTACTAAGAAACTAGCGTTTAAAGCCTGCTTAGGTGAACTACTATGGTTCATTGAAGGATCAGGTGATGAGCGTAGATTGGCAGAAATTACCTATGGTGATCCAGAAGGTAAGACTACTATCTGGACACCAAATGCTCTAGCACCTTATTGGATACCCAAAGCCAAGTATCAAGGTGACTTAGGTCGTGTATATGGAGTCCAATGGAGAGATTTTGGTGGCGTTGATCAAGTCGTAGGACTCATCAACGGCATCAAGAAAGACCCGTATGGCCGTAGACATATCATAACAGCGTGGAACCCAGGGCAGTTAGATCAAATGGCCTTACCTCCCTGTCACTGTTTTGCGCAGTTCTATGTCTCAGCAGACGGTAAACTAAGTTGTCAGATGTACCAGCGTTCGGCGGATTATTTTTTAGGTGTCCCATTCAATATTGCAAGCTATTCGATTTTAACGCATATGATTGCTCAAGTTTGTGACTTAAAAGTTGGAGAATTTGTTCATGTATTGGGTGATGCACACATCTATCTTAATCATGTAGAACAAGTTAAAGAACAACTTACAAGAGATCCGTTGCCTGCACCAACTCTTTGGCTTAATCCAGAAGTAAAAGATATTACTAAATTTACTATGGAAGATGTTAAATTGTTAAATTATCAATCACATTCTGCCATAAAAGCACCAATGGCTGTATAAATATATTAAAAGGCAGTGCTAAGACGCTGATTAATATATGACTAAAAAGATAACTCACATACACCATATTATACCAAAGCATATGGGGGGCACTAATAATGCAGATAATTTAGTAGAACTTACTATAGAAGAACATGCAGAAGCTCACAAATTATTATATGAGCAACATGGTAATAAATTTGATCATATCGCATACATGGCATTATCTAATCAGATTAGTAATGCAGAAGCAACCTACTTAAAATTATTGGGTCCGAAAAAATGGACTAAAGAAGGAAAACAAAAACTTAGTGATTTAGCTAAACTAAGAAAAGGTGATAAAAATCCATTTTATGGTAAAAATCACAGTGAAGAAACTAAACAGAAATTACGAAGTAATTGTAAAAACGATTGGATAAAAGGTATAGATCCTTCTTTACTTCCTTATACAAAATATTATATAATAACATATCCTAACGGAGAAACAAAAAAGATAGCTGGGTTAAAAGAAATCGCCAGAGAATTTAATGTTAGTATTACCAATGTATATAACACTATTAAACGAATGTCTCAAGGAAAACTTCCAACGCGAAGTGTTTTTGCAGGGCATTTTATTAAGGAAGTAGACTAGATGGATACAAC